GATGGGCTAGTTGATTTAAAGTCTTTTTTACGCATAATCGTTTTCATTACAACTTCAAAGTCACCCATTGGCTTACGATTAATAACTACAGGAATGTTCAGTTGGGTTGTTACGTCTTTCAACACCGCCTGAAGATCATTCACGGTCTTAATCTTATTACCTTTAGCTTTATGAATCTTCTTAAAAAACTTTTGAAGCTCAGCCACTTTAATCTCAGGTGTGTTGCGATCATCGTTCACACGATCGACAAAGTGACGAGTAAATTCAATGTCAATGTCAAACTTAGCCAGAAGCTTATCAGCAAACTTCTCGAGTTCATCCAGTTGCTTCTGTGTAATCTCTTCTTCAACAACTTCAACGTTGTCCAACCATACACGCTTGCAGGGTGAATCAGCCGTTTCCATAACCAGGTAGTTAGCACCCAGAACCTTAACAATACCACGTTCGCCAGTATTGGTTACACGTACCTTTTGACCTTCTTCAAACAGCTCACCGCGTACGTACGCCTCGCGTGTTTCGTTTACTGGGTCAAACTGTACCTTAGGAAGAGAAGTGTTCTCATCCAAGCCCATACCAGACCGTACAGCGTTGAATAAGTCTTTACCAGCACGGAACTTAGAAGGCAAACCTTTAGAGAAGGTAGCAAAGTCATTGTCAGATGCAGCAGCACGCATCTTTGATGCGCTCATGCCGGTTACACCTTCAGCATCAGGGTCACGTTCACCAGCAGAAACAACATTGATTCCGCCTTCAAAGTTATAGAAGCCGTGACGTGCATTCTCGCCATTGTACTTGTTCAGCAGTCCATTGAATTCAGAAACACGATCCGAACCAACTACAACGGTCAATTTCGTAAAGCCTTTGTCATACATCACAACAGCAGCATTCAGCATGTTCTTTACGTTCTTATCCATCATGATAGAGCGTGCATGCTTAGGGAACATCTTGCGCATGAACTTAATCTTTTGTTCATACGAAAGCGGATTCTTTTTCGCATCAGACGACTGCGAAGCAAAGATAAAGTATTTGGCAGAGCCAGCAACCTTAGCCACCTTGTCCAGTAACTTCTCATGCCCGGTCGTTGGAGGATTAAACCGACCGAATGTAATTACAGCCTCTTGTGTATTCTCTACCAGAAACTCACGAAAACTCTTATACACGTTGCCACCCTTTAATTGTCTCATCGCTAAAGTTATTCGTACTAAATTCCATACGATCAACCAGTTTGAGTGCCGTGCCAGCGAGACGATCGATAGCAACAAAGCCTTCAGCACCGGTTACTTCATAACCATTAGCTTTCTTAATGAATGTATTTATATCATTCAATTTACTTAGCTTGGCAATGATTAGAAGCTTAGCTGATACGATAGCCAGCTGCAATTCAAACAAAAACACCAATGAGCGCTTATTCTCTTTAGAGAAGAAAGCCATAACCCGGTTACGCTTATCAACCTGAGCTTGCTTACCTTTTTCAGACTTACGCTTATCAATCTCTTTTTCAAAGCGAGCATCGATCCATTTGATCAGACCATCAACATGCTTCTTTGGGTCTTTAATAACTGTACCAGCGCGTACAAATGTATTGTTGTAAGTCTCAATAGTCTGTGCCAAAGAGCGATCAGATTCAAGAGTCTTAAGCGTCGAGCTTGCAATCTTATTAAACAGCTTACCAGCATTGGTCAGGTGTTTATTAACTTCCATGGTTTCAGAAGCCGTCAGTGTCGCCTTACCAGACATATCTTGCAGTTCAGCATCTTGCGACCAGACAGAAGCAACATTCTTGAATGCTTTGACGTTTACACCATAGTCAGCAGAGAGCGACTCAAAGTCAGAACCACGATAGGTTGTATGCCATACAACACCGATCTTTGCTTTCTTGATTTCTTTAGCTGCGTCAGTACCATCTTCAACAGCATATACAATGGTGTTAGGGTGAAAGCTAATGTACTTCTTACCATCATGGCTCATGGTCTTCAGGTCGTCCTGAGTGAACATAATGTCACCCTGTACAATACCCTTAATACCAAGCTTCTTGAGTTCAGTATAAGCCACTTTCATTTTGTTGGCCAGATCAGGATTAGAAATGTCTGCATCAACATCAGCGTGTGATTTGTATACCATTGGGTTCTTATTGAACAAACCCTTCTTAGCAACAAAGAACTCACCATCACGTGGATCAATACCAGCGAAGACAGCAGGTGCACCATCCCACTTAACAGTGACGTCGCGACCAGACTTAGCAGAGCCAGCCAACATATCACGCATGGCACGAAGCGCATTGATTGCTTCACGTGTACCCTTGACACCACCATAAATGACAGCATCTTCAAGGTGCGTCATGTGTGTGTTCTTTTCTTCGGTCAAAAAGTTCTTAAAGGTTTTCATGCGAATGGGTTCTTCTTGCTTGAGCCAGGGAGGGCGGAGTAGTTAGACTTAGGCATTTTGTCAATCTTGATTTCAGCCTGAACTTCATAGAACTGCGAGCGAGTAGAGATACGAATCTTAAACTGACCTTTGCCAGCCAGTACAGGAATATCCTTAGGCAAGTCCAGTGGGTTACGGTTGCCAATCATATAGAAGTCATCAGCAGCTTGCATGTAATGAGCAGGTTCAGCTTTGCCTTCAAGATAATGAGCAGTAACCAGCTTACCAAGGTCAACATTGTCAACATGTAGAATGTAACGGTTGATACCAGGTTGAGCAAAGTATGCTTTCATCACATCCAGTGGAACAGCATCCTTGTGCTTCAGTCCGCCTTTGTTAGTAGGAATACGCGGCTTGGCGATACCAGAGAACTTGGCAATCGCATCCATAAACTCTTTAGCTTGACGCGACTTATTGATTTGCTCAACGGCAAACTTAGCTGCAGGTGTTGTGTAGGTTGTATCCCACTTGCGACCGTCAAAGAAGATACGAGGGTTAGACAAGTTGTCTGTGTGGTTCATCTTAACTTCAAGCCAAGTAGAACGACCGCCCTTTTCAATCTTAACGTCAGCATATGCAGCAGACACCTTTGGGCGTTCAGCTTTCATGTCTTCCATTGCGTCAATGTAATCAGCAACGTCTTTTTCGTGCTTATCGGATTTAGCAGACTCATTGATAAATGCAAATGTTTTAAACGATTCCATTATGCGCGATCCCTTTTACGAGCAGCTGCACGACCTTTGCGGGCCAATGTATTAACACGTGTACCCTGACGCTTAACACGCTTCTCAATGCTTTTCTTTTGTGAGACAGACATATCGCTCTTAGCTTTACCACCTAACTTCTTGGTCAGGTTAGCAATAGCAGAACGACGTGCGCGCTTCTTAATGGTATCAGAGGAGGCAGTACGACGAGCAGCTTTATTCCGACCAAGCTTGAGCTTGCCCTTCATCCGGCGCATCATCATGCCTTTCTTTTTACGAGCGGCAGGCGAAAGTTCTTCTTCGACTTCTTCGCTATGTTCGATAACAAACTGAGTAAATGTTAACATGTCTGTGTTTTCCATAAGATATATCTGGTTCTGATATATATTTATACAAACTTACATATTAGAAAAGGGGCTCAAAGGCCCCCTATTTAATGTCAACATACATATCAGTTTTTCGGTTGCCTTGGAAAGACACACGCGGCTGTTGATCAAACTTCTTCTTGTGATAGAAGTTCTGCACATCAGACAGCAGGTTGTTTGCAAAGGCGTACATCTTCGGGTCAGACGTGATAAAGGTGTTCATACTTATATTTCCTTGTCAGTTTCAAAGTAGTCAGCCCAGAATACTGCAGCAGCGGCACGACGCCCTTCAGGTGTGTACATGGCAGTATGGAAGTCCATGCCATAACGAGAAACATCATAATTAGCAATACGCATAACCAAGTCGTTTTCTAGATCGCCCATACGATCTTCATAGATAATTTCAGACATATTATACTCCTGCATTGTAGAGTGTGAAACCAATCGCAAAGAATGCGATGAAGGTGGCAAAGTAAATATAGAATTGAGTGTCTTTCTTCATTAGATCAATCCAAGTTCTTGAGGGCAGGCTCAAGAAGGTGCAGCTCGCTGAATTCGGCGTAGTACCAACATTCTTCTTCAACGTCGTAAACATAAAGGAATTCACGATCGGTATTGTTAAAGAAGTTTTTAATACATTCAGGGCTATCGGCGATTACTTCTGGCTCCCACTGATTGAGTGCATCAACGTTGCGCTCGTCGGTTGCAGTCTCTTCAACAGTTTCTCGCAAAGAAGAGAAAGAGCCAAGGGCAACCAGGTCAAGAATGTCTTCAACATCTTGGTAGTGGTCAAACAGCATTTGACCGTTGTACGCGAGGTAACCGTCCCAATGACAGTAAGCAGCGAGAATGGTGTTGTTTTCAGTGCGGATGCCGATGTTGCAGCGAGTAGCCATTGTCAGTCTCTTTTCGTGTCGTTGTTATAATTATAATATAGTCACTTACCAGAAAAAGTAAACCCCTAAAACGCACTTTTTCAAGATTCTTTTAAGGGTGTTACGTTTATGTCACTATGCTACACTGAGAAGGGAAGGAGATACACGCCACAGAACGTTGTCTGCTTTGACCTTGATGGTCTGCTTATTGATCTTTTGGATCACACCCTTGACGAGTTCACCACGCTTAGCAGTGAAGTAAACGTTCTGACCGACGCTGAAAGCGTCAGCGGTTTCGTTTTGAATCGCGCTCTGACGTGCTTTGATTTCTTTGATCAGGGCGTTGATGGTAGCTTTGTCAGCGCTGCGGATAGTCTTAAGAGTGGTTGCGTTAATCATGATCAATCTCTTTCGTTCGTTGGTATAATTATAATATAGTCACTTACCAGAAAAAGTAAACCTACAAAATGCACTTTTTCAAGATTCTTTTGTAGGTGTTACGTTTATGTCACTGAGCAACGTCAGACGTGACAAAGAACGGACAATCTGCTGCGGTGCTCCACCATTGATCGTCTTGCTGCTTTTGCTTCACGTACTGATCAACAGTCGTATCACGATCGGCGCACCAATCAACAAAGAACGCGTCACGAGCTGCATCAGCCTTAGCTTGAGTCGAGTACGTGCCAACAACCCAATCAGTATCAAAGTCAACTGTCTGCCAAACGGTCCAAACTTTTTGCATATCAAACTCTCTTTCGTTCGTCGTTGTTATAATTATAATATAGTCACTTACGAAAAAATGTAAACCCTTAAAATGCACTTTTTCAAGATTCTTTTAAGGGTGTTACGTTTATGTCACTAAACTCCATCATCAAAGTATTTGTCAAACCAGTCACGCCCTTGTGCGTAACCAGGGTTCTTAGGGTTCAAGCTCATTGGAACGAATGCCCACAAGTCAGAGAAGTTTCCCGAGCTACGCGGGAATCCATCCAAGAAGACGGCCAACGGATCAGCAGAGTCGTAGCCCGTTCCCGTGTAGTTCGACTTACCGCGAACCTGGACACGAGAGTTAGGTCTATCAGTTCTCCACAAAGTGCAGACCGTCATATCATTGTAAACATCGACCTTCAACAAACGACCTGCCATATTATCCTCCTAGGTTAGGTCTTAGCCCAGTCATACACTTCGTTGTATGTAAGCTTTCCGTCAATAGACTGCTGGATTAGATCAGCAATCTCTTTACACGTGTCATAGAGTTCAATGTCAACACCGAACTCGGTACACAGTTCTTCTTTGGACCACAGCATATCATCAGAGTGGACCAGTGCGCTAATTAATCGTTTCATTTTTACAGGTCCTTCACATATTCAATCGAGTAATTTCTCTCGATAACTTCACGATGGATTTCAGCCAAATAGCCTTCATCAAGATTGGTATCTTCGTGCTCATTGTGAGACTCAACGTTGCGGTCAAATGCATCAAGAATGTGTTCTTGAGCTGCTTCAACAGTCATGAACACGTCAGAAACAAACGACTTGGCTTCGCCATTGACTTCATAGTGATAGATAACTTTATACATTTCAGGTCACCTGTTGTTCGTTGGTATGTATATAATATAGTAAAACCCAGGCTATTTGTAAATAGCCTGGGTTCATTTTTTTCAAATAAATGTGTAAGTGTGTCTTTTACAACACACCCATTTCCTTCCAACGAGGTTTCAAGAATGGGAATTCCTGAACAATCTCAAGAGCTGCATCACGTGCAATGTCACGATGCTCTTTCTGAGTTTCGATACCAGCACGCAGTTCAATGTAATGAATCCAGGAGCGCAGTGTTCCATTCATGTACATGGTAGAGCGTGTCATACCTTCAGGGAGGATAGCACGAGCTTGCTCTTTAGCAATACCCCTATCAATAGCTTCTGCATAAATGCGGTGCACTTGTTCAGAGATAAACTTTTGTTGTGCATCCCACCAGGCTTCAAGGGCAACGTCAGATGTTTCAATAGAATTCTGTCGGTTCTTCTCATCTTGCAAACGTGCTTCACGTATATCAAAGTCGCCCAGTTTAGTTGCATCAGCATACCGCTGAGAGAATTCCTGGAAACTGAATGAACGATGACGAAGAATCTGACGAGCAATATCACGTGTCGTATTGATTTCCATCGTAACGTTTACCATCTCAAACGGAGACCAATGCTTATGCTTAATCAGGTAAGCAATCAAGCGGTCAGCAGACTCGTGGTTATGCTGGTTCGTCGGATTGGATACACGTGCTGTATATACAATAAACTCTTCAGCAGTCAGTTCTTTGCCCACACCCTCAACATACGTCTTAATAGTAGGAGCGGTAGCAGCAATCAGTTTAACATTCATTCTATAGTTTCCATTCTGTTGGGTTAAAGATATCATCGTTACCGCCAATAGCACCACGATCAAATACAGGCGTATTATCTTGTGAAGCAGTTTCTTGTTCTTCTTGCGAAGGTGCATCAAACAAACGCATCTTAGAGCGATCAATGCCGACAACGAACTTGTTGTATTTATTCAGGTCACCATGTCGGTTCTTCAATTGCTTAAACTGGATCATACGGTTGTTCTCGAGCTCAGGTGTTGAGATAGCAACCAGGAACAGATCAGTCGTAGCGGGCAAACCAAAAGACTCAGACGTATTAGAGAGATCAGGGTCAGAGTTATTGTAGCCATCACGGTTTGACTGAGTAGCAGACCAGATAGGAACATCAAACTCCTGGGCAAGACCACGTAGCTCTTCAGCAATAGACTTAACATAGTTGTACATATCATTGGTACGCTTCATGCGAGCCGATGCACAAATGTTCAGGTAGTCAATAAAGATTACGTCAGGTTTGAATTCTTTCTTCATCTCCAGCTCTTTAATCAGAGCACGGAAGTGACCAGCGTGTGCTGCACCAGTTGGGTATTCCTTAACAATAAACTTACCAGTTGTGCGCTTGGTCAGGTCCATAGCTTTACGTGAATAGATATCCTTTGGCAGAGTCTTAATCTGGTCAGTAGAGATATCCATCAGGTTAGCATCAACACGTTCACCAATCTCTTCTTCACTCATTTCCATTGAGATATACAGTACGTTCTTACCATCAATCAAATGGTTGGCAGCCAGGTCACCCATGATAGTAGACTTACCTACACCAGTCGAAGCCATAATAACGTTCAACGACTTGGAGCGCAAACCACCATTAGTAATAGTGTTCAGCATCTCAAGGTGAGTCTTTAACCGGTTATCTTCGCGGTTGTAATAGTCCCAACGCTTTTCCCAATCTTCAAGGTAATCGTGACCTACAGACTTATCGAACGATACAGACAAAGCTTTCTGTAGAATGTCAGGAATAGCATCACGAGACATTTCGCTATCCTTACCTTCAGAGATAAGAACAGACTTAAGCAGTGCATTCTGGACGGCACGATCTTTACACCACTTCTCAGTAGCATCAATCAACCAGTCATAGTCTACTTCATCACGCTCAAACAATGTTGGTGCATTGTTAGCAATCTGATTGAATGTTTCTTCACCAATCTTATTATTGCTGCGCAAGTCAATGAGGAACGCGTCCATTGTCGGAAGCTTCTTGTACTTCGTGACAAACTGGACTACGCTCTCAAAGATGGTTTTGGAGTTACCCGTGAAGTATTCTAACTCAAGGTTAGGTACTACTTCACGAGTAAAGCGCTCATTAGTCAGTAGGTTCTGTAGAACCTTCATCTCCAGATTCGCGTTCACCAATTTCATATTCTCCGGTTTCAAAGGCTTTAGATAAGATAGAGACTAACATGTCTCCACAGTATTTTTGGAAGTCAGGATCGTCGGCGCTTAGTTCATCTTCACTTTCGACAATCTCGATCTCAAAGTTCAATTCGCCCGCATCTTCATCATCCGAGTTTTCTTGAATTGATACGTTACCATACAACATAATCGTGTCTTTATAACGGCCGTCGAGAATTAATACTGACCAAACGTCATCTGAGTAGGGAAGGAGACGGTAATCCGTCCCCTCCACCAACATGGCAGGTGCATTATCACTCATTGCCACTCAATCCTTCCAAAACATCCAGGTAATCATTAGTCTGAAGCTCGGAGTCTTCGATCTTGTACTTCTTCATAATAAAGCTAGGGAAGTCAGTCTCTTTCAAGATAGGAATCCAGAAGTCTGCTGTCATGGTTTCTTTCTCACGATAAGACTTACCAATCAATTCACCGGTCTCACGGTCAACCATCTGGTACCAACCATTCTTAGGCTTAACAACATACTCACCTTCAAGAGCCATGGCAAGCAGACCAGACCATTGCTGGATACCACCTTCCCATGATACAGAGATAGGAATCTTTGACTTCTCTTTAACAAAGCGAGACTTATCGATATTCACTACAAAGTGGTAACCTTTAATCTCGGTACCATCTTTATCTTGCTGTCGACCAATGATCCAGATATCGTTAGCAGAGTAGTAGATACCAGTACCACCAGATACAACGTCTTTAGGGAACAAAGACATTTCTTTGTATGTGTGGTTAATAGCAATCATTGGAATCTCTTTACGCTTAAGCTTAGGCGTAACAATACGGAACAGAGACTTCAATACTTTAGCACGTGTCATATCAGCAGCAGACTTACCAGACACAGCATCCTCAGACTCTTTACGAGAAGCAGCGTTACCGATTGAGTCAATGATGATGATTACCTTATCACCCTTCTCAATAGACTCGAGCTGGTTGGCAAGGTCATGACGCATTTCTTCAATGTCATCAACAGGCGTATGGAATACACGATCAAGAGCAATACCAAACGACTGGAAGTATTCTTGTGGTGAACCAAACTCAGTATCATAAAAAAGAAGTACAGCATCATCGTGCTTGTTCAAATAAGCCTGCGCCATCTTCAAAGAGAAGTTGGTCTTGAAGTGCTTGGAAGGACCAGCAAGAACCAGGAGGCCAGGAGATACGCCACCATCAAGACGACCCGAGAGTGCAATGTTAATTGCAGGTACGTCTGTCTGTGCCATATCTTTTGGTTTGAAGAACTGCGAGTTATCAAGGGTATCAGCCTCTTTAACAGTTGTGTTCTTCTTCAGTTTATCCATTAACGACATTTTTTATCCTTTGCGCTTATAGACTTCAACAACAACACGATCAAACGTGATCGCATCAACATACTTCATCTTGGCTTGCAGGCCTACACCTTCAATTGCAAAGTCAAGACGATCTTGGTCGGTCATTTCAGGACCGAGCATTTTATATGAACGACAGATGTAAGCAATGTCAATCATATTACGATTAAAGGCAGCTCGAGCAACAGTCGCACCACCGATTAGTGTTTTATTACGTGAACCAAAATCTTCAAGTGAGATACCATTATACCTAGAGATTTTGGTCAAACTACGGCCTTTAAGGTTCAGGTCTTTCATTAGCTCATAGGTGTTAGTACCTGCGCCCATGTTCTCACCCATGGTCAAGAGCTTAAAGATTTTCTTATCATCGCCTTCTGTCCAACTCATATCATCGTTGGCAGACTTTGCTAGGTAACCATCGCGGCTACATGCCATAATCAGTTTCATTATACTACCACCTCAGGCTTAGGGTTAAACGCCGGCTTCTTAGCTTTACGTGCATTTATTTTCATTGATTCTACATATACATCGGGCCAAGCTTCAATTTGTGCCATAGTCATATTAGGAATAGATACAGACACATCTTTATAGGATAGTTCATCGCGACCAAAGTTACGCAGTGACTCACGAACAATCTCATCATCTTGCATATAGTAGTGTGCATGTGCAAGGGTTACATGTAACGTACCCATTTGAATATCAGGTGCGTTACTAATCTTGTTTACCATGTTACGCATAGCGTTAAGGGTTAGAACGTACGCCTGGACGTCATACGGCAGCCCTACGACTGTATCTGACGACCTAATAAACAAAGATGCGTGTAGCTTACCGCCAACGATATTGACAGCAAAACCGATAGGACAAGGGATGTTCATTGGTTGATCGGGTGAACCTAAGCCATCAGTAGCTGGGTCCCAAGCAGTAATCCAGAGCTGTCGGTTGGTTGGGTTGTTAGCCAACTCATATACAGCTTGCACCAACTGGTCACGATTAAAGTGTTCTTTCCAACGGTAACCGTAAGCAGCTTTAATCTCATCGTCTTCAAGAAACTTAGACCAGAGTTTAGGTGCATAACGCAGAATAAACTCAGGGTTCTTGGTACCAAGGAACTGCCATGCTACTTCAGCTGCAGCAACATGTGGGTAGTAAGCACGGTTTGTTGGAAGGGGAAGTTCATTATTGAACAAGTTAATGCGGAAAGAATAACCGCCACCGAGCACTTTAATATCAGCACCAGTGCGTTCGTTACGTTCAACTGTACCATTGATGTACAGATCAGTTAATAGAATTTTGTATGCATCTGCTAAGTGCATCTACACCTCCATATATGTAATATTGTCTTCACCGACAATCTCAACGGCAATCTGATGTGACTCATGCCAATCAGAACCTGGTTTGGGGTAAACATTAATAATACGACTGATACCTGATTGCTTGATGCCTTTAGCGCAGTCATGACATGAAGGTAAACCAGATACGAACATCCAGGAGCCTTCGATGTTTACTCCATTCTTAGCAGCATTATACACTGCATTCATCTCGGCGTGAACCACTAATTTTCGCTTGACTGCCTTGTCATTTAAGCGTGCATCATCTTCAATGCCTTGTGGGAAACCGTTATAACCGAGGGAAAGAATTTGTCTTGTGTTTGGATCGACGATCACTGCGCCAATCTTACGGCTTGGGTCTTTTGACCATTCAGATACATGAACTGCCATATCCATGAACCGCTTCATCCATTTAGGCGACATTATTTAATCCTTGATATAGAGATGGGGTGCTGACCATGGCACCCCGCGAGACTATTTTGTGGCGTCTAACCCATCTACAATGGCATTGTACCGTTACTTATAACTGGTCCAAAGACTCATACATTGCAGCTTGATCATCATCAGAACCAGGAATCAAACCTTCGTTAGAAAGCTCTCCATCGGTTTCCGCTTGAAAAACAAACTCTTCAACGTATTCAACAATACCTTCAACTACTCCGATGTGATTAGTTTTGACGTAGAAGAACAATGAACGAGATACAGGATAATCACCAGAAGCAATTGCATCAAACTCTGGTGCAACACTATCGATCAGAGAACCTTTAACACGGTCAGCATTATTCTGAAGGAACGAGAAACCAAAGATACCGACAGCATTTTGATCGTTAGACAGCTGATCAATAATCAATGAATCATTCTCACCAGATTCAACATATACACCATCTTCACGAATTTCAATAGACTTATATGTTGCCTTATCAAAACCCATTGCCTTATATGCCGCATGTATTACCAGTTCTTCAAATGCGTCACGTGTGCCAGAAGAAGTTGGTGGACCCAAAACATAGATTGGCGTATCGGGCAGGGATGCATCAATATCAGACCAACGCTCATATTGGTTTTCGGTCAGATTACCATTAGCATCTGGAACTTGAGCAGATACAGCTACAGCAAGTTGTTCAAGGGTTACGTTAAAGTCTGGGCCGTTAATACTATTAGCCAAAACAATACCATCATAGCCAACCATAAACTCAACAAAGTCTACACCGTTAGCAGCGCAAGCTTCAGCTTCAGAAGATTTCATTGCACGAGAAGCATTAGTAATATCAGGTGTGGAAAGACCAGTACCCTGACAGAACAGCTTCATGCCTCCACCAGAACCAGTAGACTCAATAATAGGTGTAGCAAAGTCAGTTGTTTGACCAAAGGACTCAGCTACAGATGAAGCAAACGGGTAAACAGTAGAAGAGCCAACAATGTTGATTGTTGTAGCACGATCAGCAAAAGCCGGAACTGGTACCGAAATAGCAATTGCTACAATAAAAGAAATAATAATGTTTTTCATTTTTAATCCTGTACATAGAGATAGTTGAAGAGCCACCGAAGTGGCTCTCTCTTTTACGTTACTGTGGAGTTACGTATTTGTCACCAGTAGAACGCTCAAGTACAACAGTACGAGAATTGGTTCGTGTCGTGCTCACAGTTGAACGCTTAACTGTACAAGGAAAGACGCGACCATTAACGACTGCAACAGCTTCACCGGTTGGTGCAACAAACGTGTAGTCATATACGGATGGACACATAACGCGGGTGCGTGTTACACTTACACCAGAGTTAACAACTTGATCGGTAGTTGTTACATCTTCGGACGCAGCATAACGCAGCTTGTCTTCCCAACGCTTATCGCCTGGACTGGTAGAAGTACCGCCAAGAGAATCACGATCTTGGATCATCTGAGAAGTAAAGACATGTGTGGTACCGCGAGCCCAAGGGTGATTACCCTTTCGAACCAGCTTATAGGTTCCACCGCCGTTACCGTCAGAAGACTGCAGGCGCCACTTATCACCATAACCACCTTGCGCAATGCTAAAGCCTTTAAGTGCTTCAGGTGCAAAACCTTGGTAGGAAGAAGTGATACGGCCAGCATCTTGTGCAACAGTGCTAGTCACTGCACCCTGACGAGCAGACCACATACCTGTGCTGCCTGTAGAAGTCGTGGTGCGTGGATCAATGTCAGTTACCATTGTCCAACCAGACTGACAATTACCATCGCCAATCACCTGACCAATAGCTTTGTTTGCTGCATGGTCAGTAAAGGTGGAACCTGGTGTACCAGACAGTTTCCAACCAAAGCGTGCTTCTTCGGCACAGATAGTGTAGGTCTTGGTAGCAGGTGCCATGTTTTGTACATCAGCGAATGCAACAGAGCCAATCATAGAAGCAGCAGTTGCAGCAGCAATCATAAGAATTTTCATTATATATCCTATTTAATTTTGAAAGAAAGGTGATGGGATTCTGTTTCTAGGTTCCCATCCGACCCACAGAACTTATGCTACGAGAGCGTAAGCCTTAGGAGCTACATAGTTGTTTGCTCTTACTTTAGTTTGGTCCTTACGAGACCACCCGGTTTGTCTCCACTTGCTTTCCGCACCAGTCGATCCTAATTCACCCCCATTATAATAACATCCAACTGTCCACAGTAACGAGCTATAACTCGGTAAGTTGATCAGACGAACCACGGAATCGAACCGTGTGGATGTTATTATGGTGGAGGTGAGGGGATTTGCACCCCTGTCCTGCATACGTTCCGCTCGCTTCATCAACGAACATGATTATTTATACTATAATAGACTATTAATGTACAATGCTATTTTTGCGTGGTAGCCTTGTTCAAAGCGATATTGAATTCAGTGCTAGCCATATTAGTGGCTTCAAACCGTTGGCGCAGACGTGCACCAATAAACTTAAGCAGAAGAATCTGGCCAGCAATTGCTAACTCAGACGGTGCATCATGCAGACCTGAATCCATTTCTTCTTTCAGGTCTGCATGGACTTCACGAAGAACTTCATGTAGGTCTTCATACGTCAGGTTCTTATTGCCCTCCATTTTTTGCCTCCGGGTGTTCAATCAAATTAAGTTCTCCCGTAATTTCATCTGTGCTATAAGCAACATACTTATTTGCAACCAGTTTAGAAATAGTCAGGGTAGTACCACGATTGTGTCCCATACGCCAACCAACAATGGCAGAGATAGCCATCAGAGCTGCATAAGCAAGAATCATTTCAGTTGTCATTATTCAGTTACCTCTTCAAAATCAGGGTCTTCATTACGGTGTGCCGTATTAACTGAACGAATTTCTTCGAACATCAGTGCACGTGCATCTACCTTGCGTGCAAAGTTAACAAGAGCAGAGGTGTCTTTTGGTAGACAGTGACCACCCCAACCACGCTTACCATCGTAACCAGGTACTTGCGAATGCGAGATACCAATACGAGGATCAAGTGCCAAGCCAAGACGAATAGCATTATAATCCAGTTCTGTATCAAAATGCTTTGATGCACCTTCAACAACATCATATAACGTATTGAAGAAAGTAACACGGGTAGCAAGGAACATATTCTCAGCGTACTTGGCAATAGCTGCTTCAGTTACGCCCATGTGTGCCATATCGTTATATCCAAAGAGCTTCTGCCAACCTTCAGACACAGACTCTTCAATTGAGCCAATAACCAGTTTGTCTTCTTTGATTGAGTCCTGGATTGCATGACGACCACGAAGGAACTCAGGTGAGAACGAGATGTTCATGGTGTTGTTCAGTTCCATGTGCATCTCAAGATCACGTGCAAAGCCAATATCGATAGTCGACTTGATCAGTACCATCTTGATACGGTTCTCATCCTTAAGAAACGGTGCAATCACCTTCTCAACAATAGAGGTATCACACGAGCCATCTTCACCACGTGGCGTTGGTACACAGATAATTGCACAATGGATTTGATCCATGATTTCTTCAACGGTATCAGGTGCACCATCCAGGTTTGGATCAACGAAGATAGTTTCGTATTCATCCATGTTACGAAGGTCAAGGTCTTCTTCACCACGTCGTGTTGCATCAGTATGACGGCCAGGATCAAGCACTGCTGCCATACCCTGACCGACATAACCAGCACCGATAATTGCGATCTTTTGTTTAATGTAAGTCATTGTCCTATCCATTTGCTAGAACGTACGTCAATGCACGCTCGGCTTCAACATCAAGTGGACGGTTCTCATACCAGTTACCCGTCGCACGATCAAACTCTTTACACAGCTCAGCAATCTGGCTGGCTGTAATTGGGTACTTGCGGAAGATAGCATTGCCCGCAATAGAAATCATAATAGAATACATCTTAGAATACCAACCAGTATCCCGAATGCTCATGTATTCAGCAGCCAACTCTTTAGGGAAGAATGGACAATCGTAATAGCCATTCCATGTAATCATTGTGTTAGTCAACTCAGAACGCTTTTGTTGCATGTTGTATGCATCTACTTGTTCTTGTAACTCAGGTGGTAACCATGAGTTCTTTGATGTGGCGCGCGGGTATTTATCCATCAATTCGGTTGGGTTCATGAATGGACCCACATGAGTGTAGATGAAGTTAAACGCATCAGGATACTGAGCAGGAATAAAGTACATACGGCTCAGGTCTTTGGTTTGCGCATCACCAATGTCAAGACACGTTTTATTAACCGCATGCCAGAAGTGTTTGATATCTTCTGACTTAACTGCATTGGATAGAGGGAAGACCAGTCGGAACTTAGGCTTCTCTTTGGTTGAGGAAGCAGTGGAGTAACACACATAATAATAAGGGATAGACTCGAGGAACTCTTCAGGAGAACCTTCATAGTCATCTACGTCAAGTGCACACCAGCTGCTCCACTCAATTACGTTGGCGTTACGACGTGTTTCATTAATCTGATAGGTTGCAGGGCTGATCAATGGTACAGCATCAGGACCTTTCTTTACACCTGGCTTTTTGGCCAATGCATAAAGCAGGTCCTCAAACTGTTGCCATTCATCAAAGCTCTGCGACTTATCGGTCTTGTTGTCGTAAACGCTTTTGAATAGGGTAAACTTAAATGTCATATTCACCATTCTTTAGTGCTTCTTCTACAGGAGCAACATCTTCCAGGTTATTTACTTCATTGTATAATACACCAGTATGAGGGACTTGTACACAGTTAATTTGCATACCTGCCTCCAGAAAACGTAGCTGCTCAAGACCTTCTTCTTGTTCAAGGTCAGTCTCAGCAATCAGCGAGTAAGACAGAAGCGCAGCAGGATTGTAAAGGTACGCACCTACATGATATTTGATTGGCGTTGAATAAACGTTCTCAATGTCTTTCATATGAGGAATTACTTCTTTAGAGAAATACAGTGCATTACCGGATGTATCAGTAACAACAGTTGTACCACCAACAACATCGCGCTTACGCTTCTCAACCAATACCTTTGCATCTTCATGGCTGAATTCAATATAAGGCGTGATCATATCAAAGTCACGTGGTGCATACTCAAGTGCTTCCATCATCACTTCAACATAACGACGTGGCATCAAAGGGTTGTCACCTTGCCAATTGATCACACAGTCGTATTGCTCAAGCCACTCATCACCATACTCATCACCAAGTGCTTCCCATGCTTCAGCAACACGCTCAGTACCATTACGACACTCAGGGGAAGTCATGACAATATCACAAGGCAAAGACTGAACTGCCTCAGCAATACGTTCATCATCAGTAGCAACAACAACATCATAACCGGTCAGGGTTGCTTGCAATGCAGTCCAGAAAATCAAGGACTGACCATTCATTTGATGTAGCATCTTACCTGGAAAGCGGCTTGAGTTGTAACGAGCGGGAATGATAATAATAGGTTTCATGAATTATTCCTTAAGTGAGTCAGTGCACCAATAGTTAGCTGCGGGTATTTACCCAAGTACGAACCAGCATCAAGATCGTCAAAGTTTATGTATATTAGACATTAGCAACACGCTTCCATTCAGTGAACTTGGCAGACTTTGAGTTACAACGACCTACAATACCAGCAGTGCTCATGCCATATTCATTAGCGAGTTCGTTAACAGAGTCATATGTCTTACCTTCAACAATGTAAGTGTATGAACCTTTACGAACATAAGGAACCAGCTTGATACCTACAGCAGCATACTCTGACTGCCAAGTGATGTAAGCAGGATTGTGTTGGAAAGGAATCAGGTCAAGGTTCTCTTGCTTAGTCACGCGGTGTACACGTGCACGAGACATAACAAGACGAGTCAGACGAGACATACTCTTACCTGAACGAATCTGTTCAAAGATTTTACGAGCAGACTTCTTACGAGAGAAGAAGTGCTCTTTAGTCATCTTGGCGAGTGGCATGCCTTCAGTCTTCTCAGATACAAGACCAGAAAAGATAGATGGTACATTGTGCAGT